ATGGGGGTTTTTTCATTATCCTAATCTTATTCTCCATTCAGGAAGCATTGAAACATAATCTGATGTCTTCCTGAATATATCGTATTCATATGTTATTGTATTAATTGTTGTGGGTGAAGCAGAACGACCATTCATGTTCATATTGATCATTGCTGGTTGTCCACCATCTTGCATCGGTTGATCGTTTGATTGCTGTGGTGGTTCGTTTCCTGCTGGTGTTGGTGGTTTTGGAGACTCTAACTGTTTTGCTAGATTTTGATTTTTTACTGGTTCTACTGATGGTAGTGGATTTGTTTTTTGTGCTTCTACTGGAGATGTCTGTTCCAGTTTTGTTTCAACGGGTTTAATATTATCTTGCGGTGTGATTTGATTTTGTTTTATTGCCTGTGGCTCGACATTTTCCATGTTTCTTCCCTGTGCATATGCAGGGAGATTCAAAACTGGTTTACCATCTTTGTCTTTTACTATTTTATTTGTTATTTGGTTTGTTTGAGCCATAACCAACAGTTGTCTTTTATCTTGCGGAGAAAGATTGACTAGAGACTCTGTTGCTTTTGGTTTGACTGTTGCTGGTTCTTTTGCTTTGATTTCAGTTTTCGAGAGAATGGTTGACATAGGAAATGCAGAAGAAATCATTTTTTGTATCTTTGGTGCTATCTTTGGTAGAGCAGTAACACCAACACCACTAACAATTTTATTAAATTGACTAAAAACAGCGGGAATGTTCTGTTTTGGTTTTTCCAAAGCAGACACAACTGGTTTTGACTGTACAGTCTTTTGTTGTTCTACTGGTTTTGTCTTCTGTGGTTGCTTATTTTCTGCTATTTTTTCCATTTTGCTGAATGGAATAACTGTTCCAGTTGCATGAACTATCTTTTCGGGACCATCTTCACCAACTAATGCTGCCTCTTTTGGTGCTGTTGGATTTTTCCCACCCAATAGTGTTATCTTTGCACCATCAGAACCTCCTGCCTTTGTGGCCTTTGGTTCTAATTTTGCTAAAATAGGTGTCAATACATTCTTAATTTCTGGTTTTGCCAACTTCAGCATGGGTGTTTCGTTGGTTTTTCCTAGTTTTGACATGATTGAAAGCGGAACAATGTTCAATTTAGTCGTAGTTGGTGTAAATTGAAGAGGGTTGACTGTTGTTTTTTCTTCAGTCTTTATTGGTTTTGTTTGTTCTTCAACTCTTTGTCTTGGCTTTTCTGTTTTAGGCAGAGGAGAAATAGCATTTACTGCTGTATCTACCGCCTTTAGAGGAGTTTTTAGAAATGGAATGGATAACTTTTTGATGTTTTGCGTCAAAAACTTTTTAATCTCGCCAAGTCTTGGTGATTTTGTGTCTTTTTTCTTATCCATTTGCTTTTTCGTTCATTTCTTTTATGTAATTCCTCATCATTTCTATGAATAAATTCCTTTCCCACGGAATCATTCGTTCAATTTGTTCTAACGGTACTTTATGCTCGAAGAAAACTTGGAAATTCAGTTTAAACAATACTCCTAAATCTGCATGACCAAGTATAATTCTAAAAAATCGGCAAATCCTCGTATTGTCACAGTCCTAGAAACACGATCACTGGTAACATATGTGATATCTTGTTGGATTGTTGGTATTTCTTTCAAGAAATTCAATAAAGTCTTGAACTGTTTTGCTGTCAGTTGTTCTATGAATTGTAGAATCTCGTCAAGTGGCACATCAGAAGCATAAAGGTTTTCTTCGCCCGCTTGCACTTCCTTCACACACATGGCAAGTAACTTAAAAACCTCATCTTCCTCTTCTTTGATGTCAAATTTGCTTAAAGACAGGTATGTTTCTAGTGTTGGAACTTGCATAGTCACTGTAATATTGTTGTCCAACTTGATTTTTGTGTTTACTTTTTTGCTCGTTAGTTTGACATTTCGTATATCAATGATCGCATTTACTTTTTCATTAGTTGCTGGGCAAGTAATCACACATTCAACCGTTTCGCCGAGTGATTTTTCTCTAATCTTCACAAAAAGATACTCAAGGTCACAAAATGCTAGATTTTTAGCATCATTGTTTGGTAGTCCTTCGCAGCACGAATTAACCACATCCTGAACGGTTGTCATTAGGTTTTCAAAAGAAGAAGTCTGCTTTGCAATCATCAAATTCTTCTCTTCACGGACAACAAATGGTCTAAACACTACTTTTTTCTGTGAATATGGAAGAAGTTCAGTATACTTTGGAGTTTTTTCAATCAATAATTCTTTAAACATAATATCTAATCCTTTTAATTATTTATTCAGGGGGTAGTGGTGTTGTTTCCAGAGAATATAGTGTACTTCGCACACATAATATTCACCATAAAACGAACCGGAGCATTTAGTGATGCTGCATCAAGTTTTGTTGGAACTACCTGTATTGGTATGCATTGTTCAAGTTGATAAACTATATTTGTAAATGCAGATCCACCAGAACCATTTGTGGACAAAGCATTGATTGCAATTGTTCCTGCTATCTCATCCAATAAACGAACTTTATTTCTGGTAAAGCAGTATGACTGCCAATCCTCAAAATACTTACGAGTTTTCCATGTCTCTTCAATTATGAATTGAAAGACATTAGAATTGACTTTATAACCGATACTTGCTGGTATTGGTGAAGCCATTCCAGATAGATAATCCTCTCTTACCCGTAAAAACTTTGATGGAACTTGCGCCATGTCACAATGCAGATGGATATTTTCTGCGTTTGGTCTAGTTACAGCGATACCAAACCTACTTGCGTGCTGAACACCGGTCGTGCTGAGATCACTCATTACTGGACCGGGGGCAACTGTTCGACTGTCTATCATGTATTTTTTCCTTTGAACATGTTATTTTCTGTAATAATCATGAACTTCCAGCCGTGTTCTACACAAAACTTGGTGGCAGATTTCCACTTAGCCTTATTTATCTCATACTGCATAACTTCTGTGATAAATGTTCTTTTGCTTTTCTTTCCCGGTTCTGGTTGTTTTGTTTGTTTGTCTGGTTTTATCTCAACTACTACGGTTTCTACTTCATTTTGTTTTTTAACTTCAAACAAAAAGTCAGGATAATACATGTGAACTTTGTTATCCACAGGCGACACATATGGAATTTGCAATTCCTCACTAGACCATCGTATAACATTGGTATTTTCATCTAAATATTTACAAAAGGTCCGTTCCCATAAAGATCTACATATTATGTTATTATGGTTACCGACATACTTGTTTGGGTTTTTTGGTGTGAATTTGCTTTTGTAAGCCATAGGAGATATAGTTGTCTACACTTCAATTCCCTTCCACTAATAGGTATCAAGAAGATGTTGCTGCTTGGGTGAGATTTACCCCAAGTGAGTTTTCTACTTTGCCAGAAAAAAGAATAGCAAGCAAAGGATCTGTCGATTGGCATGAATTTATACTTCCATTACAGGGGTATCAATCACCAAATGCTATCGACTTTCAAGAAATAGAGCCTGGATTTTTAGCACAATTGGGAATGAGCATGAGAGATGCAGGCGCTGGTGGTGGCGCAAGATTTACCAATCTTGTCAGTGGTATGTTTCAGGGAATTTTTGGTGTTAATCTTAATGAAATGGCTGGAGGAGCAGAGGGACTAGCACAAACAGATGCTTCATATAGTGATCTAAAATACAAAAAAGCATTAAAGAGAGTTCACACATTTAAGTTTACTCTTTTTCCAAAAAATGCTCAAGATGCATCAACTATAGATTCAATAGCAAATCTATTTCAGTCGCACATGTATCCTGTTATGAAAAATGAACTTGATAATACGGTTCAAACTCCTAATATGTGGAGAATAAGCATAACACCAAATGGAGGTGCAGAGAATTCAAAAGTTCTTTCTAATAGCATACAATGCTCAGTGTTGACCTATTTTAATGTCAACCGTTTAGATGCAAATGCACCAGTGCTAACAACGGACAACTATTATGCTGGTCTTGCTATGGAATGCGTATTCCATGAAATAGAATCAGTCTACAAAAAGATATCAGCCAATCCAGTTTCTGGAATTGATTTTGACTTACAGAATAGATCAACCCTAACCAATCGCGGCATTCAATTATGAAATATTTCAGTCTACTGCCAAAACTAACTTATCAATTTGAAAACGGAGAATATACTGTTATTGATATTTTTACAAAGATAGGAGTAAAATCGAACTTCTATTCAAATGATTTTTTGTATTATGAAGAAACTGTAGATACGGTAAAGACTCCAGAAAAATACTCATTATCCAAGTATGGTAGTTTTGATTACTACTGGCTATTGATGTTGGTGAATCAGGTATACAATCCACATACAGATTGGCCAATTAGTCAAGATCAATTTGGTGCAGATATAAAACAAAACGAAACCAAGAAAACATTTTATGTGTATGAAAATGGTCCAATAGTTCCAAATGACATTCTATATTTAAATGACAGTCAATATGGTGTTATAGAATCTTGGAATCCGTTCTACAAAGAACTGGTAATCAAAACCAACTTCAACCTACCAACCACAAATTTGAGCAGTTACACATTTAAGATTCGAAGAATAAACAAAGATGGATCGTATACAGAAATAACAAATTACTGTGGTGGACAATCAACTAATTTTAATGTATTTGGTTCTATGCCGTTTTTAACTTCACCATCTAGAATAGCAGATTCTTCTGGAAGATTTCTCAATCCATTCTTAAAGGTAGTTGGTGGAAATGTATCAACTGATTTGCTAATAGATACCTGCGATTCAACAGATAAAACTGCATTTAATCAATCACTAATATACAATGTTGTAAATAATATTGCAGTAAATAATACAACAATAACTACAAAAGAAGAAACTCTGACGAGTGAGTATTTTAATAAAACAAAGTTGAATGTTGTATCAGAAAGTGTAATTTTTGCTATGGATGAAATGTGCAAGAAACTTCTAAAAGATAAAACAGCAACAGCAAACACTTTGTTTAGAATTGGATAAAAATGGCAACTAGTGATATTGTTCAAGAAATCTATAACCTCAAGATACATGAAATAACCATTCTTGGTTCTGGTGGAGAACGCTATGAAATTTGGCCAAGACCATCGAATTTCACATATGTTTCTTTAAGCATGGCAGAGAGCATGTTTGAAGTTTCTGTTGTTGGTACACTTGTAATTCGTGATATAAGATCAACTTCTGAGCAAATTAACTTTAATGGGTTTGAAGACTTAATCATAAAAGTACAAAATCCAGAAATACCAGATTCATTTAAATCATTAAAGTTTAAGGTTTATAATGTAAAAACTTCAAATGATCAAGTTCGTACAACAAGAATTTCTGAAGATACCAATATCCCAGAAATAGAGTTGTCTGTAGAATTTACTTCGTATGAACATTATTTGTTGAACTATAAAGAATTTGATGAATTGGCTGGTTTAACTGGTTCTGACATCATAACAAAGATAGCATCGGAAGCAGGGAAAAACGGATTAGTAAATAGTATTTACGAAAAATTCTTTAAAACTGGAAAAATTGATTCCGACACAACACAGAAGGAAATGTTCATAGAGCCTACTCGAAACTGGGTATGGTATAAACAAAACCAACTTTCGTATCCGTGGGGTAAATTCAACAGCCCAATCAAAGTTGCACAACTGATGCAATACTTGGCTGAAAATGCAGTATCTGACGCAAATCCATATGCTTGCAATTACATGTTCTGGCAAGATTTGGATAGATGGAATTTTAGAAGCATAGAATCACTTATAAAAGAACCAAGTGATCGAAAATATGGAGTGTTAAGTAGTCCCCATAAAGTTGGAAATATATTCAAATTTGTAGTACAACAAGAATCTAATTTCTTAAGACTATTTGAGTCAAACGCTCTATCTGGTAAGTATTATCTAGTTGAACCAAAATGGGATCAACCATACAGACAGTATTTGGATTATAATGAATCTCATAATTTTACAGAAGTAACATATGATTACTTCAGGGATTATTATAAATGGACAAAGGTTGAACAACATCCGTTGATTGATGAATCAATATCAACGAAACCAAATGTAGTCAATGTTATTCATGATAGAATGTCTGGTTATTTCTCTCCTAATTATAGCAATAGAGAGAAAAGTGTGGCATGGGAACATCATGGTTACACATATTCAAACCGAGATAGTTCGGACACATGGCAACCAATGTTTGATCAAATCGATCTTGATGGAGATACATGCCGTAAGATTCAAAAAGAGATCAAGCAAAAGATAAAAGATAAAAAGATAGAGTATGCCGCTAAAAAGAATCTAAAAGAAAGATGGAAAGTATATCGTTGTAGCATCTGCTGTGACACTTCATATGTTGATGACATAGAACCAGTATTCACGCAGGAGTACAAAATAGTTGCTGCTGGTGGTTTTACAGATTTGGTAAATTATGGAGGTGGTGGTTTTACATTAGCAGAAGGGCAAGTCCCACAATTCCCAAATGGCTTAACTTTAAGTTACAATTTTGAATCTGAACCGTTTTCTAAAACTATTGGTGAAATGATGTATCTCCGAGATACGCCAGATATTCAAACCAAATATCTGTATGAACTTGAACTAAAAAGAATAGACATAGCAGAAGATATTCTTCGAAAGTCAATTGAAAAAATTGAAAATCTAAAACAAGTCGCTTTACAAATTCCTGTATGTGACCCAAATGAAATCATATTTGGTTGTAATCCTGGCACAATAGGAACCCAAAACACAAATCAGAATAGCAATCAGCAATGTTTCTGTTCTGAAGAGTTAAAAACAAAGTACATATCAGAACAATATGATGCATCTATAGCAAACAGAAATGAATTGTTATCCGGTACTCCAAACTATTTTGAAAAGATGCGAGAAATAATTCGCACCGAAAGAGATAGATTTACTGATGTATACGAAAAATACAGAGACAGAAAAGCATTCTTCATTTCTAAAGAAGTTGGTTTTACAGCAGATAACAGTCCGCTAAATTTGTTCAATGTAAAAAGTGTTACTAGAATTCCAATTAGAGGAAGTAAGTACGAAAAACTTGCAAAGAAGTCTGTTCTAACAGAACTGTATAAAGGACTTACAGGATCGTTCTTATTCAAAGGATTTACTGCCGGTATAACATCATACTATCCATATGATGTTTATTACGGAGGAGATACATCAATAGATCCTTCGGTGAAACATCCATATTACGATGCTGGTTATAACTTTGATGTTGGATATAATGCTTCTCCTGCTTTTTCATTATTTGATGCATCCGGTGGATCTGATTCATCCAGTCCATTAGATCCAACTTCTTTGATTGAATATTTTACATCTTTTAAATTGAATGTTTTGGTAAATTCCGAAAGAGTAGATTGGGTCGGATATAGTGATTACGATAATGATGGTAATTTTGATTGTCAATACATTAGGAGTGTTCCTTCTAGTTTCGCTACTAGTAATTCCACAAATCAAACCCTAACCTCAAATAATTATGAAAAATTATACGAGGCAGCAATTATAGAATCTTCTCTAAAATCGCAAGTTGAAAGTTCTGTTTCACAATTAACGGATTGGGAAGTTGATGTTTCATATGGTTCCAATATTGCAACCATAAATGCAACTAGAGATTTACCATGTAATAAAACTGCAACATTTTCAAAAACTATAACTGCAACTATAGAAAAATTCTATACAGATAATCAAGGTAATGAATTCTTATCACAGCATCCACATATTTGTGTTCTGAAGCCATTTGGTGCGGAGAGACTTACAGATTTTAATCCAGAGGAAGTTGTAAATTATCTGAATTGTAGAAATTTCTTAGAATTAGATACAGTCTTAACTGGAGAAGAACCAAAACGACCAATTGAAAATGTATTAGAAGAAATTGAAAGTTTTGTTCGCATAGAATTCAAGACACCAATTGGCACAAATACTTTATATGATTTCCCGAAGGGATTCTATGACACGGTTGGTTCTGAGTATTTCTTACCATACCATGTAATGTTAACAGCAGGACCATTTGGGACTAAATCCTCAGACTATAATATTTCAGTTCTTGGGCAAGATCCATATGGGTTTGATGTTGCGGTAAAGAGAATAAAAAAGAAAAAGGTAAAGTTACAACCAGATAAAAAAGCATTAGTTAACGATAAAGATTATCATATAAATGAAACTGGTTATGTAAACCCACTAAGTTACTATAGTAATTACTTTCAATTTGCATTTGTGAACGATGAGAGACCATTATCATATGGTTATGGTGGAATCATATCTAGAACAAAAAGTTCATATTTTAACAAGCATTCATTGTTATTTTCAAACGATTTGTTTAATTCTTCTTATCCAACTCTAATGAGTACAACTGAAGATAAACAAGATCAGGGTAAAATTTCCACTGATTCAAACAATAATAGTTTTTATAATTCACCAAACCCAACTCATGCTAAATTTAATTCTGAAATTTTCTATCATGACATAATTAAAAGAGCAACCAGAATGAATCCTCTTGCTCTTCCTCAATCTTATTTTGAGTTTGGAAATACTAGAGCAGTCTCGGTAAAAGATGATTATGAATTTAGCACAAATAGAGCAGAAAATTATATAACTTCTTGGACAACAGATCCTCAAACTTTTCAGGGAACACAAACTAATGAGTTTGGGACAGTTTCTTCATCCTCAATCGAATTTGAGTTCAATATTAATGAAGAAATACTAAAAATTCTGTCACCGGGAAATGTTTTTGCTTATTATCAATCATCAACTCCAGATCCAGTTCCTGTAAACACAGATAGATTTAACAGTTATGTTTCGTATTATCCAACAGAAACAAAACCAATAACATGGTTATCTTTCTTTGAAGTAGATGTTCGTAATATAAATGACAGATATAAGCCAGAAGAAGAACAATGCTTCTACGGCTACTATATTGGTTCTGCCATATGGAAGCATCCATCTGTAAGTGATGTATTAGAACCGACTAACGAAGAAATCCAAAAGTCTGTCTGGAAAAATGATCTAACTGGTGAAACAGAATATGGGTTGATTGGTCCAGAACTAGATGCAGACGATTCCACATTTGATCGGAATTTTGCAGCACAATTTATCGTAATGGCACGCCAGGAGTTTACAGATCCATGTGTTGGGTATCCATGTGCAAATCCAGCACCACCGGACAATTCTACATGTCCAGACGAAGATCCACTGTGTAATTGCCCATGTCAGGAGTTGCGCCCAGATAAGATGACTTTACCAGAGAATCGTCAATTAATTGGTATGGGACTAACTGGTGGCTATTATGGACTGACAGGTGCAGAACCAACAAATGCAGAACTAAAGAGATTAGAGAACGAAATCAAGGAATGTGATCTAATTGAACAGGTGTTGGGAGAAGATTGGCTTGGGTGTGTTTGGTCAGATCCAAAGCATCCATTGAACTGCAATTGTCCGTGCATAGGTGAGAAGTTCCAAGAATATCTCAAGTATTCTCAGACATATTGTACATTCTGGCAAACACCACCAGAAAGACCTCTCCTGAGAAATGCACAGATGGTTCAGATACAAGCAAATAAAGCCACAATGCTTGTCAATGGTGACTTCTCCCTCAGACCAGGAACTAAGATTTATATCGATTTCCCCGGTAAAAGATATGGTGGATACTGGCTAGTAAGTGGAATAGCACATACCTTGTCCAGACTAAATCATATTATGATGGTAAGCCTGATTCGAGATTCTGAGTTTATCTCACACAGCGAAAGATCAGATAAATTGGAACTAAATACCTAAAGCCATGAAATATCGAGACTTAGACATCTTCTTTAGAATAAACAACGATACTAAAGATATTCGTTTTGTTTCTGGTAATTCAGATATAGTACAATCAATAAAAAACATAGTACTAACTCGTGTTGGTGAAAGACCTTTTGACAACACATTTGGTACAAGGGTTATTGATTTGCTATTTGATCACCCAACTTTTGCAGAATTAGCATTTTTACAATCAGATATCAAGTCCATTCTTACTTCTCTAGAACCAAGAATAATTGTTGATTCCGTGACTATTGATTATCCATATACGGCAGAAGACGATGTTGATATCAAGATAAATATCTCATATTACTTGAACAACGGCGAAAAGAACTCCAATAAACAAGTAGTAGTACTTACGGTAAATCAACTATGACACAAATAAACCTAGCAGAATTAGATTTTGACAAAATAAGAACATCTCTTGTTGATTACTTAAAAAAGCAAGAAACTGTTCGAGATTTGAATTTTGAAGGATCTGCAATCAATTTCTTACTTGATTTATTGGCATATAATACGCTGTTCTATGCTCACTATGCAAACATGATCGCTGGTGAGGCGTTTCTAGACTCTGCTCAACTAGAAAAAACAATCGTATCATTGGTAAAACCACTAGGATATGTTGTTCCAACTAAAACAAGCCCAATTGGTAGAATTCAATTAAGAAATGTGTCAGCAGCAAGTCCATTGCTACCATATACTGTGAGTGTAACCGGAACCACACCAGAAGGTGTTCAATATCCTTTCTGGAATATAGACTCAATTAATGTAACTCAGGGAACTTCTGACAATTTTTCGGTGTATCAAGGAAACTATACATCATTAAGTTATGGTGGAAATGGATTTGAATTTCCCGATCAACAAATACTGATTTCAGACTTGTCGATGGATATAAGAACACTGAGAGTTAGTGTTAAATTGGCAGCACAAAGCACATATTCCGTTTGGCAAAGATATGATCTATATTCGGGTATGTTTGTTACAGCAGATACCGAAATTTACACAATAGAAAGAACATCTTCAGGTTTTGTCATAAGTTTTGGTGGTTCTCTAGGAAAAAAACTAGTTGCTGGTGATAAGGTAAAGATAGAATACCTTTCCTCTAGTGGAACATTGGCTAACAACTGCTCTTCGTTTAGAGCATCAATAGTGCCATCTGGTAGTTCTGTTTTTAATGTTCTACCGGCAACTGGTGGACTAGATTCACCAGAATTAGATGAAGTCCGAAAGAATGCACCACTATCTTTCTCTGCTCAACAGAGACTAGTTACGGCAGATGACTACTTATCGTATCTTTCCGAACTAGGAATAAATGGCGCAAAGGTATGGGGTGGTGAAACGAACAATCCTCCAGTTTATGGAAGAGTTTTTTATTCGTACTCAGATTCTTTCGGTACAAGTGAAACCAATGCCATATTAAACAAACTAAGAAATAGATCAGTTGTTACAGTTGTTCCTGAGTTTATAACTCCAATCACAACCAGTGTTTTGTTTGCTTTGAGTTTACGGTACGATTCTAGCGTAACAACACACACAGATGGTAACACAGAGGCAATAAAAACTACAATATTTGAACAATATCCAACAGATACATTTGATCTGACTTTTTCAAAAGAAGTTGTAAAGGCAGCAGTACAAAGTCAAGTTGGTTATTATCTAAATGAGACAGATTGGTATATTAAAATAAGACAATCTTTTATTGGTTCTTCGTCGTCGGTGACTTTGAATTTTAAGACAGAGATCAATAGAATAGACGGTGATGGTGAGTTTGGGGTTGGATTAGGATTAGTTTCTGATCCGTTCTCTAGTCCACTATTTCCCGGTAAACAAGTATTGATTCAAGATGTTCCGATTGAATTTATCAATTCATCAAATCCACCAAAGATTGGTAATTTGGAATTGTATGAGAAAGAAGCATCTGGAGTCATTAATTCATTGAATTATAAAGTAGGTAAAAT